CGCGACTGCCAATCAAACTGATGCAGAAATCAAAACTGCTTATGAAAACAATAGCGATACGAATGCATTTACTGATGCTGAAAAAACAAAGCTTTCTGGAATTGCGTCAAATGCAATAGCAAATGTATCTGAAGATACGTCTCCGCAACTTGGCGGCAACTTGGATGTAAACGGGAACGACATTGTTTCTACAAGCAATGGTGCAATTGATCTTGATCCTGATGGGTCTGGCAAAGTCACATTCAAAGGCAATGCAACAAGAGGGTCTGGTCAGTTTGTTTTAAACTGCGAACAGAACAGCCATGGTATTACAATCAAAGGTCCGGCCCACAGCGCGGCTGCAAATTATACTTTAACGCTTCCAGACAATGATGGTAATAATGGCGATGCGTTAAAGTCAGATGGTTCTGGCAACCTCAGCTTTGGAACGCCTTATCAATTGATGGTTGAAGACCCTGCTGTTACTGCAACGCTTCCTGTGATTGGATCAACTAGCAGCGAAAACTCTATTGCACTTGGGCATCAAGCGAACGTCGGGAATAATTGTGGTGCAAGCATTGCAATCATGGGGACCATTGTAAAAAATGGAACGACTGACAACTTAGCATCGATGTCAATTGGTGCTGTCTCAGAAGTCCCGGGGGGATTGCTGCAAACAGCTATTGGTCCTTACGCATATGCGGGTGGATACGGGACGCAAAACACATTGGCGCTTGGCGGAAGCCGTGCAACAGGCACCTACTCAACTGCTGTTGGGAATGCAACCTCGCTTACTACCTATGGCGCAACTGCAAGTAAGGCTATTTCGATTGGTTATCAAGCCCTTGCCTCTCATACCAACAGCATTGCAATTGGAGCCGACAGTGTTTCGTCTGCAAATAATCGTATTAGCTTAGGAAGCAGTAGCCAGACCGTTGAGATCTCTGCCGCGTATCGCTTACCTTCTTCTGATGGTACTGCCAATCAGGTACTACAAACAGACGGCTCTGGAACTCTGACTTTTGCAACTGTTAGTGGCGGCGGTGGATTGTCTAATGTAGTAGACGACACAACTCCGCAGTTAGGCGGCAATCTTGATGTTAATGGAAATTCAATTGTTTCTGTAAGTGCAGGGAACATTGCAATTACTCCCGACACAACAGGGTCAATTGTTCTTGATGGGTTAAACTGGCCTCAAGCAGATGGAAGCGCCAATCAAGTCCTATACACAAATGGATCGGGACAGCTTGCGTTTAAAACTGTTTTGTCAAATCTTGTTGAGGATACAACCCCACAACTGGGCGGTGCCTTGGATGCGCAGAGCAATAACATCACAAGCCTCGGAACAATTAACACCCACACAATTCCGGGCGGCACGGGGACGTTTGCTCTAACCAGTGACATCACATTCACAGAGGTTTCAAATGATACCACGCCGCAACTCGGCGGCAACCTAGATCTCAACAGTTCAAACATCACTGGCACAGGCGACATCACTATAACAGGTGATATTAAACCAACTACGTATCAGGAGACTGTAGGAACAGAAAGCAGCGGAACATTAGATCTTTCAACAGGTAACGTGTTTTCTCATGCGCCCTCTGCTAATGTGACATATGTGTTTTCAAATCCACCCTCTTCAGGCACAGCGTTTGGGTTTACTTTGAAAGTTACACCAAGTGCAGCAATTACTCAAACATGGCCCGCGTCTGTGGATTGGGCTGGCGGTACTGCGCCTGATGCAACTGCCTCTGGTGAAACAGATGTATTTACATTTTACACTCAAGATGGTGGAACAACTTACTACGGCTTCCAAGCTGGCAACGCAATGGCATAAGGACTGAATTATGGCTATCTCAAAAGACTTATCAGATGCAGAAAACAGATTGGGCATTCCGATCTCTGGTGCTTACTATCGGATTGTAAGTGCGGGTGTAGAGCGTCAACGCTCAGAGCCAAAGTTTGCTGTTCGGATTGATGTTGCACTTTATGCATCCTCATCAATAAATGATGACACAATGCAGGTCGGGTTCCATCGTTGGGATGCGCCTTATGCAGATGTTAATGCAGCATCGGGCGATGAGTTTTTAGACAAGTGTTATTCTTGGTTAATGGGTCAACCTAGCATGGCGGGTTCAACGGCAGTATGAGTTTAGCGCGTTTAATTCAGATGGGTGCCTCTGGGGTAGCCGCGCCAGCGGGTGATACTTCATTTGTTCCATCTGATATTTCTGATTTGCAAATATGGTTAGATAGCAGTGACACGTCTTATCTTTTCCAAGATGCTGCAAAGACAACTGCTGTTACAACTCATGGCGATCCTGTGGGGTGTTGGGCTGATCGATCTGGGAATGGTTATGACCATACTGTAAGCACGACTGCAAACCGTCCAAGCTATGACACAAGTACAATATCAGGCGGTTCTCTTTTCTTTGACCATACTGCTGACAGCAATGCAGGTGAATGGCTGTATAATAGTACAAGTAAAGATTTAATTACTGCATTTTTTGTTGTTGAGACAAGTGTGATTAACAGTCAGGTTTTGTTTGGTTTTGATAATTCAGACAATAAATATATTCATTACGATATTGGCGGCACTGTTTATGGAACACATCAAACATCGCTATACACACAGTTTTCTACGGCTGGATACACTGGATTTCCAACAAACAAAGAAACTCTTTTGACTGTAGATAATTTAAACTTTTATAAAGTAAATTTAGTTAAGTATGCCCCAGACACAGTTTATAATTATACTGGTGGAAGTGGTGCTGGAACTTACATTGGAAGAAGGGCAAACGCGATAGGCATTCACGCGCCATACCGAGGGAATATAGCTGAAATTATTTGTTATAATAAGCGCCTGACATCGGCTGAAATACTAGAAGTCGAGGCTTATCTAAAGGCAAAGTGGAGCCTTGATATTGGATACAACATTGCCACAGGAACAAAAAACACAACCTATCTTGCCTCTCCACACGGAACAAACACAGGATATTTTCGGTGGAGCTATGATGGAACAAAGTTTTTCCTAATAGCAGACAGCAATGACGTTCATAGGCACACCGCATCAACTGCGTGGGATATAACGAGCGTTAGTTCGACCGTTGATAATGAGAAAACATTTACTGAAACTGTTAAAAGTATATTCTTTAAAAGTGATGGGACAAAAGCCTACACACTAGAAGATGCTGCAACAGATATTATTAGGCAGTATTCGTTAAGCACTGCATGGGATATTAGCACTGCTACATCAGACAGTAAAAGCTACAGTTCATTGCAAACAAGTTCAGCGGATGATTTTTTTATTCGCGCTGATGGCCTAAAACTTTACACAATGGGTAGCGCTACGGACAAAGTGTTTCAACACACTCTCAGCACTGCTTGGGATATTAGCACTGCAAGCTATGACAGCGTGGAATTTGATTTGGCTACTGCTGGTTCTCAAACAAATCCCGCATCAATGTGGTTTGAGCCGACAGGTGATCGTTTCTGGGTGCATGGCAACGCAACAGATGACATCAGGCAATACAGTATGAGTACACAGTGGGATCTTTCTACGGCAGCATATGACAGTATTGACTATGATGATGCAGATCTTGTTGGGCCAACTGCATTGCAGTTTAACAGTGATGGATCAAAGCTGTATTTTGGTCGCGCGTTGAATGACCGCATTTGGGAAGTAGATATAACGTAAGGAGAAACTATGTTTGTTAAAGTTACAAACGGCGAGGTTGAGCAATTCCCATACACGCTTGGCCATTTGCGCCGTGATCATCCAAACACATCTTTCCCAAAGTATGTCTTAGATGACATGCTGGCATCGTATAATGTGTTTAGAGTTCAGAACGCTGCCAAGCCAGACCACAATACTGACACGCAGTATTTACAATCTGATGATGCGCCCACGCTTATTGATGGTGTTTGGACTATTGGTTTTACGGTCGTAAACAAAACACAAGCCGAGGCTGAAGAGCATATTAGAATGAAGCGAAATACTTTGCTTCAAGAAACAGATTGGTGGGCCGTCTCAGACAGAACAATGACAACGGCACAAACTCAATACAGAGACGCGCTGCGTGACATACCTGCACAAGCCGGGTTTCCTTTTTCTGTAACGTGGCCCACGAAACCATAGGTAAGAAGATGGATAAGAGAACAGTAGCATCCGCGCACGATCGTATTGATGGATTGGAGAAAGAAATTGTGGCTATCAAAACCCAAATGAATATTCAATTCAAAGATTTATTCAATCGTGTAAAACGTCTTGAGGCCATTGTGATTGGCGCATCTGCATTTATTATCGCGCTGCTATTGCGCATGAATATGATGGGATGATGCTGTGCGCTCTGGTTGCCACATTCTGGGGCCAGAGTTTTGAATTGGGATTGTATCAAGTTTGTGTGTACGACTGTGGGTATGACAGACCCTCATATTTGTGGTATGATAAGAGCTATGTAGTACCCCCCAGCTATGTCTGCCCCATGAGGATTTACGATACATGATAGACCCTGCCAGCGCACTCTTGGTGGCGACTAGCGCATTTCAAGCCATCCGCAAAGGTTGTCAAATCGGTCGTGATTTAGAGGGCATGGCTGGTGACATTGGGCGCTGGTCTAAAGCAATCAGTGATTTTGACTTTGCAGCCAAGCGCATTGAAAATCCTAAATGGTATCAGAAGATGGGCAACGTAGAAGCGCAAGCCTTGGAACTTCTGATACAAAAGCGCCAACGCGATGCAATGAGGGACGAATTACGGACGTGGATCTCCGGCGCACTTGGTCCATCTGTGTGGCAGGAATTGATCCGAATAGAAAACGACATTCGTCAGAAACAAAAAGAGGCCGAGTATAAGCGGATTGAATTTAAAGAAAAATGTATCGAATGGATTGCTGGTATTTTGCTCTTTATTATGTTGGTAAGCATTACAGTTGGCTTTGTATGGTTAACCTATGCTTGATCCAGTAGGCAGTCTCCCGTTCGCCATAGACCTTCAGAGAGCGCGTGAGAGTATTGAAAACCATCAAGCACAGCAAAGGGTGCAGGTAGAACATAACCGCGCTCACAAGCTCGCTAAGGCGCTAGAACGGCAACAGCTTGATTTAATCCTCAGTTATGATAAGTTTGGAGCAGCAAACACTGGCCTCAAACCACAGGGATCAATTGTGGATATGGAGATTTGAATGCGCGATATTAAAAGAATTATTCTGCACTGCACAGCCACGCGGCCCGAATGGTGGGCTGACAAATCTGCCGAAGAGAAAATGAAAGAATGCGAGCGGTGGCATTTGGACAGAGGGTTCCGATCCATTGGCTATCATTTTCTTGTAGACCGTGACGGCACAATCACAGAAGGGCGTCCGCTAGATCAGCAAGGCGCACACTGCAAGGGCCACAACGCGGATACAATTGGCATTGCAATGTGGGGCGGCTTTGGCTCTGACAGTGACGACTTGCCTTCAGATCACTTTACGCCCGTGCAGCTTGCGGCGACTTATGACTTGATCCGCAAATTGCAGGGTCAGTTCAACATCAAGAAAGATCAGGTGTTCGGACACAATAGATTTAGTTCCAAATCCTGCCCCGGCTTTAGAGTGCAGAAGTGGATCTCCGGCATGTCACTGTCAGAGGCGACAGTTAAAAAGCCAGAGCGTGAGAAGCCCGTACAGTCCAAGACCGTGAAAGCATCGGCTGCAACAATTGCCGCATCTGCTGGCACGACGATCACGGCGCTGGCAAAAGTCGATCAGACAAGCCAGTATATCATTCTTGGCTTTGCTGGCATTACAATACTGTTTGCTCTTGTCATTATGCGAGAGCGATTAAAGGCATGGGCTGAGGGCTGGCACTGATGTGGGTCTTGGTTGTTCTCTTCCTTTTGCCTGACGCACACCAAATAGCGAGCAATCAAGTAATTTATCAAAACGAGGAAATCTGCGAAGCGGGGCGCATGGATTTACTCGCAAGATTGGAAGCAACTCGCCCTGCGGAAGGGAGAGTATTTATTAAATGCGTCGAAATTCTTGGAGGCAGAAAGGCTTAAATGTTTGGAATAAACAAGATACAAATATATGGATTAATTGTCGTGTCATTCGTACTCGGCTTGCTTGGAATTTATTCGGCAGGTGTTGCGCGGGGCAAAGATAAAATCAAACGCAAGCTGGATGAGAAGCTGATTGATAATATGAAAACCGCAAAGGAAGTGGAAGATGAGATTGAAAGCTTGGGCGACAATGCCTTGCTTGGCCGTGCTGATAAGTGGGTGCGAAAAGATAACGAGTGATAGCTACTGTGAAATAGCCAAGCCCCATTATTTTGCTGATGCCAAAGTCGCAGAGTGGCTGCTAAAGAACGATCAGCAATTGCTGACAGATACTATCGTGCATAACGAAAAGTACGAAAGGTTGTGCGGTTAAATATCCATAGCGTCAGTTCCGCGCTGGATCATGTCGTGGTGCATTGTCTCGCAGGTACGCAGCAAGGCGATATAAGCCCTCACCAATGCTTCCATTTCATGGTCTCCGCGCATCCATCTGTCTTGCGGTAAACCTCTCTCTGCGCGCTCTATAATCTTCGCAGCAATGGAAAAGTATTCTGGTATCTCACTCAACTTTCTTTCCTTCCTGTTCCATCCAGTGATATATCCTGTGGCAGTTTGCGCACAAAGGTATGCACTTTTCTATCTCTTCCCACATCTTTTTATATTTGCCAGAACTAAGCAACTCATGGACCTTGGGATCTCCCTCAGCTTCACGATGATGAAAATCTATAGCAGCGGGATGCGAGAAGCCACAAAAAAAACAGGACAAACCTGCTTTGTACTTTCTGTATTTTTCACGCTCTCGTTGTCGTCGCAACTTTGTTCTGGCAATAACAGTCTCACGGTTCCGCTCATACCAAGTGGCCCCGTATTTTTTGCTATGCTGCTTCCTCTTGTCCTTATCTTTATAAGGCAAGCTGCTATTCCCGTGTGTTGGCTACACAAGAGGAAAATAGCATACTTTAAGGGTGCATTATAGACCTTGAAGGTGCGTTTGTTTTTGGTATTCTGGCGTT